ATCCATGCACCTATTTTGATTGCTAGATAGCTCATTTTTTCTCCAATTGGTAAGGGGTTTGCCAGCTGTCACCGATTGCATCCTTAAACGCAATTTGTGCGTGTAGCACTTTGTCGGTGTCTGGGTCACGAAATATCTGTACGAGCACCATCTGGCTGCTGTCTAGGTGCGTGGTGTAAACCTCGTAAATGTATGTTTTAGCGTCTGCCATTGCATCTCCTATCGTCGGTGTTTCCACCATAGGGCATTACTGTGGCAATTCGGTGAATACTCTCTGAAACGCTTGTTTAACAAGGTTTGGTGCGTCTGCCATCTGAGGGTTTATCTCAATGTGTAGCCAGTCACCGCCCGGTGCGCCGTGTATTTCTGGTTTGCTATATGACTTCCAGCGTTGCCGATCACATCGCCAGCCACGCCCAAATGCTTTAGGAAAGTAATCGAGCACACATTCAACACCTAGCGCGTTTGCGTTGTCAATGACAATGCGTAGAAATGCCATAGTTGCTTTACGGTTTGCTGTCAGTTGCTTTTCTGACATCCGATATGACAGATCAACTGCTCGACCAGTGGCGTGCACACTTAGGTTGGTTGAAGTTCGCATATCGCGTATGCCCCAACTGCCGTTATTCCAAAATGCGCCTGCACCATATTTGATGGCTTGCCGTATCCATTCATCCATGCCGGCACGTGGGCCTGCAGATGCACCGTCACTGTTGCCTGTGTACGGCTTAGACCCGATAACTTTAGGGTTGGCTGGTATCACTTTTTAGGTCGAGCGCGAAACACGTTAGATGACTCGCCGCCTTGTTTAGCGTTAACACCGTTACCGATTGAGTAGCCAATAATCATTGTCAGCATTGGTACACCAGATGCCATGTCTATTTTGTCAAAGATCATTAGCGCAGTTAGACACAAAAGGCCTACTAGCAGGATGACAAACTTTGGCAGGTTATTGACGGTCATGATTAGGCAATCGGTGTTGGTGGTGGTGGTGCAGCAAAATCTTGTGTAGCAGGGTCGTAGATAAAGCCGATGCCTGCATAAGTTTTGTTTGGCAAGTTAATAAATGTTTCAACCCATGTGCCGGGATAACGCTCTGGGTTTTCTTGCATAAACTCATAGTGCACTACCGCAACATTTGTAACAACGTTGTTGTCAATTTGTGCAAAGTATTGGTGATTGTTCATACCTTAAACCTTATGTAAAAAATGCCACTTGCACCAGTACCACCAGCACCACCTGATGAGCCACCGCCACCGCCAGCACCAGTATTAGCAGCAGGTGAACCGCCAGCACCAGCCGAACCGCCTTGATTACCAAGACTTGACCCAGCCGCGCCACCAGTAACAGTGCCACCACCGCCAGCACCAGAACCCTTAAAAAGTGCAGACCCACCAATAAAAACTGAGACATCGTAGCCAGCGCCACCAGCGCCACCTGTGGTACTTGCACCGTTGCCACCTGCAACTGTTGTACCGCCACCGCCACCACCAGCATTTGTAGCCGCAGTACCGCCTTTAAAACCTTGCGAGTTATTTACCGTGTTAGTTGAACCGCTTGCAGTTGACCCTTGACCGCCAGCAATTTTACCAAAAGATGGGCCGCCAGTTGCCGTTGCAACTGCACCAGCCGCAGTAAGCGCGTTTGGAATTGTGCCAATCGAAGTTGCCCCAGCCGGTGTAGGCACAGCAAAATCAGTTTGTGGAGAACCTGCACCAATAACAACAGCGTGAGTTGTAGCAGCCAAATAAATTGTTTGGCTTGCGATACCGCCGCTACCGCCGCCACCACCAGCAAAACTTGCGTTTGTATGACCGCCAGCGCCACCACCAAAACACAACACATCAAACAAACCTGCCTTAGTTACCGTAAGCGTGCCATCTGAAGTAAATGACATACCTGAATAACCTGATGGCGGTGTTGGTAACGCTGTGCCACCTGTAGCTGTGCCGTAGGTCGCTGACTGTTGGCTAAAAAAAGTAGCAGCACTAGCACTTTGGAAAACAAGCGTGCCACCTCCATATTGTGCCAACGCTAAACTTGATGCTGTACCAACCGTTGCAGTGCCGGCAGTAATTGTGCAAGTGCCTGTGCCCATGTTCTGAATCCAGATCGTGTCACCAGCTGCAAAGATGCCTGTGTTAACTGTGATCGTTGTGCTAGATGCGGATGTCATTTGCACTCGATAACCGACATCACCAACCACGAGTGTGGCGCTAGCGGTCTTGGCCGATATTGGCAAAGTAGTCACTGCGTTAAGTTGTGCAGCTGTCAAAATCGTGTTTGCTACAAACGGAAAAGGCGTAGTCATAATTGCACTTTATCCTAACCGAGCGCGTTACTGGTAGATAGCACACCAAACGTTATGTCATCTAAAATAAACTGGTCAAGGATGACCGTTGGCGATGTCCACAAGGTCATGCGATGGCCTGTGTTCATGTCAATAACGTGGTCTATGCCCTCAACGCTTAAGTCCTGATTAACGCTTAACGGTGTGCCAGATGCAAACGTCTTGGTGACTGACACGGTTTGACCAATTTCTATTGGTGCTAACGCCGTTTTTTGGGCATCGGTCAGGCTGGCAAATGTGGTTGACACACTCGTAAAGCGTGGGCGTGGGTTTGGATATAGCAGGTAACTTGCCAGTGTTGCAGCTTGCGCGTCACTGCTCAACAGGCTGTCTGTGATCGCCTCGGTTTGCGTAAAGTACTCTGCAATAGACCCTGCGTCATTGGCGTTTTGTAGAGTGCCGCCAGATTCAATAGTGATGTTGGCATTGTTTATAACGGTCTGTTGGTCAAACTCTACAAGGATGCTGTCATACGGTGTGGCTGTGCCGGTGTCATCAAATGTGGCTGTGGCAGCTGCCAATGTTGTGCCAATACGCTCTTGGGCGGTCAGCGTGTTTTCTCGATCACAGAAAATGCGCCCTTGTTCGGCTTGCTGGATGCGGTTTATGTAGGCATTAACATTTGTGCCGCTAGCGATTGTGTAAGCGCCTAGCGTGGCTGTAGGGCTAGCGGTCAAGGATGTAGCGCCTGTGTAGGTTGCAGCGCTTAAAACGGCTGTAATGCGTGCTGATGAGGTTTGGCTGGTGGTCACGGTTTCAGGCAAAAACCCTTGCGATAGCACATAGGTGTTGTCGGCTGCAGCAATGCTGTAGGTGGTCATTCCAGCCATGTTGTACGTCTGGTTAAACGTGGTCACTACACCAGTAAACAGGTACTCACCATTGCGACTTAGCCTGATCGGGCGCAATGGGGCTAGGCCCGGCTGATCTGTCAACGTATTGTAATAAACGCTTGATGTGTTTAACGGGTCATAATCACGGTTGCCTACTGGCACGCTAATTGACACAGACATTGTGCCCGGCCCAAACACGTCTAACGGTTTGTGACGGCCTCGACTAATTGTAATTAGTTGTGCCACGTCTGTAATGTCGTTGTAATCCTCGCCGTCACCGTCAAGCACGTCAGGGCCGTCAAGTGTTGACTGGTCTAAATAAAATGCTTCGCCGTCATAACCGCTAGACAGCTCTAACAGATATGTGCCGCCAGTAATGACGGTTGCACCAGACATTACCTGATCGCCAAGTTAAGTGGCCCGTACACTTGCGTGTATTGAGTCAGCGCGTCAACAACTGATCTGCCAATTTCGGCGCTAGTTGAGATGCCGCCAGAAATGTTTATTGTTACGCCGCCGCCCATGCCGCCGTTTTTACCGTTTAATGGTATAACTGCCTCAGGGCCTGACTCACCGATCATTGCCAATGTCGGGCCTGTAACAATGCCGCCCTCTGCAAGGTACGGGATGTTTGGCACGCTAAACCCTCGACCACCTAAACCCGGAACCCAGCTAGGAAACTCAAACGACAGTTTGCCTATGGTGTTGTTCCACAGTGATGCGATGCCGTTAAAAATGCCTTTGTAGATACCTAGCACTGCAGTGAAATAGTTTTTTAGTACGTCAAACGCAAACTTTGTGCCAGTTACGATGCCGTCAATAACTGTGTCAACAACTTTACGCACAATGTCAAACTTAAAATACAGCGCTACAAGTGCAGCAATGACTAAGCCAATGCCTAACGTGGCAAACCCAACCATTGCTAATTGCGCGGCTGTAAGGCTTAATGCAAACACTGTGTTTACAAGTGTGGCAATACCTACCGCCGTGTTAAACAACAAGACCGCTGCCGACACACCGCCGATCACACCAATAATGATCATAAGTATTTTTGTGTTTTCTTGTGCCCAACCACCAAACGCAATGAGCGCTGGTATTGCTGCCTCAATGATTGGTATCAGTGCAGCGCCTATTGACTCTTTAGTTTCTGCTAGCGCAATGCCTAAACGCTTCATGCCGCCCTCAGCGGTTGCAGCTGCTGCGTCTGATGCACCGCCAAACGAACCGCCTAAAACATTCATCACGTCATCGAGTGACGCGCCATCTTTAATCATGGCTTTAATCTCTGGTGACAAGGCTTGTAGGCCTTTCATGTTGCCGCCATACGCTTTAGCAAGCGCGTCAGAAACCTCAGCCAATGACTTGTTAGACCCTGTAGCAATATCCTGTGCCAGCGTCAATGCGCTTTGTGCAGTCTCAACATCTTTAGTGCCACGCACAAGGCTTGCCAATGCCGGGCGCAATTCGTCATCTGCTACACCGCTAGCCAACGACATTTGCGTAATAAACTTTTCGGCAGACGCAATCTGTTCATCACTAGCACCAGTGACGTTTTGCAATGCCAAACCTAATTGCACCTGTGCGGCTTCATCCTCCATAGCCGCTTTAGTTGCACCAAACAATGCAACGCCTATACCAGCAATTGCAGCGGCTGCAGGTAACGCAGCCTTTTTAAGTGCAAACGATGTTTTAGCGCCAGCGCCCTCTAACTGTTGAAATTGTTTAATTGCTTTGTCAACGGCCTTGCCGTCATACTCTGCAACAATTGGTATTGACAGACCCATTAGCGCAAACCGCCTTGTATTTCTGTTTGTGTTTTCTCAATCATTGCCACCATTGCTTGCTCAATTCCGCGCCGTGCTTTATAGACTGCAGGCCCAATTAAACGTGTGCGGCCAGCGCCGACAAAACCTAGCGAGTCACCTAAACGGTTTGCGCTGCCTCGACCTGCAGTCTCAAAGATCGCTGCGGCAGGGTCTTTTTGCTCAATCAAAATTACGCCTACCGCGTTGCGCCGGCTGTCAAACTTTACGCGCACACCTTTTACCGCTTTGTCAACGGTAAACGGGAATAGTTGACGACCTCGACTAGACCACTTGTATTGCATACCAGATAACGGCACTTGTGTATAGACCGCTTGCGCTGCGTTTACAGCTGGTTGAGCAATGGCAATTGCGTCAGCCTTAAAGTCTTTTTGCAGTTGTGGGTCAATTGCGCGCAATGCGTTAATAGTGTCCTTAACCCCTGCGACTTGCACTGTTGCTGATGCCGACATTGTTACCGCTTTCGTTGCTCGTTTATAACTGTAATCAGTGTGAGCAAGTCGCGCGCGCCAAACACGATCTGTTGTTCAGGCCAAAAACCTGTTGCGGCACAAACTTCGGCTAATTGCCGTCTGTAAGTGCCGCGACCGTAGGGTTTGGGTTTGTCATGTCCGCTTCTGGCAACACTGTCATTTCTGGGTTTTCTTTAAGCCATTCCATGTAATCATCGGGCAGCTTCTCGCCTTTAACTTTTAGCAATGTGTATGCCCAGAATGACCAGTCACGCCAACCAGACTGCTCTGCATCCATTGGCTTTTTGTTAAACTTTTCTTCCCACAACGCGGTACTAAACAACGTGGTGTATAGGTACTCTGGCTCTGCATCTATGGTGCGAACCAGTTTAAGTTTTATACGCATAAGCCTGCTTTCGTGTCGGGCCGTTGCCGGCTGTTAATTAAGACGTTGCGACTGAGTACACACCGCCGGTAAACGTGATGTCAATTGTGTCTAGCGCGCCTAGTGCGGCATTGACAATTGGCAAGGTTTCTAGGTAGCAACCTGTGAGCGTAGAAATTGGGTTTGTGGCGCTGGTTGCCGCGCTGGTTGGTTTAATCGTGACCGTTGTGGATGTTCCGACAAGTGCAGCCAATGTTGCGTAAGTCTCTGACGCGGCAAAACTGTTGTACATCGTCAAAGTCAATGTGCTGTTTTCTAGGCCGCCAACATACACGCGTGCGGTCTTGCCAAACGATGTGCTTTCCAATGCCTCGATCACGCGAGTAAGGGTTGATGCGCTGGTTTGGTCTGTCATGTCAACCGAGTTGACCGTGACTACTGGGTTAGATAGGTAAGTGCTGGTAGCCATGTGGGTTAAATCTCCTCGTTGGGTTCTGTACTAGTTTTAGCAGGTTTTTTAGGTTTAGGTGTGGATTGCTCAA